TAGAATGTTAAAAGAATCATTAGAATCTGAAGAAGAGGTCAAAGAAGACTAATGCTTATAAGGAAAAGTTCTCAGGGTCATTACTTACGACTATATAGAAACACGACTCCCGGCGTTACTAGAACAAAGAATTATCCAGATGGTACAACTGAGACCCTGACTTATCCTTCTTCTTATAAATACTTTTTAGTATTAGATGGTGAAATAATTAAACGTAGCAACAGTTGGGATACCATAGAACAAGCGTATGTAGATGAGTGTGATTCTAGGCATGGAGGTGGAAGCGGAAGAATGATAGTTGGAACTCATAAGCTAGAAAATCATGTAATTAAAGAATTATGAATAGCCCGCTAGCAAAATTAGTATCATGGCAAAAAAAAACAGGTCAGCTAGATGGCTGGACTAGCTATCATATCGCTGCTGGAGCTTTTTTATGTAAAATATTTCAATGGCTAGGATGGACTTCATTCTGGTGCGTAATGGGTGTTTTGATTGTAGGCGTTTTATGGGAGGTTTTTGAGTATTATATAGAAAACTGGAGACCATATGGAAGCAAAAAAAAATGGGCTTACAATACAATTGCAGATATTGTTGTTGAAACCGCAATGGCGTGGTGGATGGTAATTTGAATTATAAAATAAAACATAATGGAGGATTTAAAGTTGTTAGTACGAGTTATAACCTTCCTGTTTCTTATAAATATATTGGGATGCAGTCAGGGTTGGAGCGTAGGGGGGATTCAAATAACTCCGCAAGATACAGTTATAAATACAGCATTTGTAGAAATAATATCACATGATAGCACGCAACACTGGTATGCTAATAAGATTTACAATGGTGATAATTGGTGTCATTTGCATGATGAGTGGGAATATGTTGAGGTGAAATGAGTGGAAAACCGGATACCGCTAGAAGTTATAGGACTACTATTCTTGATGATAACGCCATTGTTAGCATTAATCTTAAATGGCTGGCGCAAGGACTCGTATTGGTTGCAGGGTTGGTATATGGCTATTTACAGATTGAAGGTAGGATTAAGGCGTTGGAAAATAAAGTGGCAACTGCTGATGAACAAATTGAAAACCTACTTAGCAAACACATCGCAGAAGAAAAAATAGAAAGAGAAGAGCTAGCTCAGAAAGTAGCTTTTTATGAAAAAGAATTAAATCTAAACCCATTTAGCTGGGGAAAAAAGAAGAGAAAATAATGGATTTTATGGAAATATACGGGGAAGCAGGAATGATTGGCGTAGTTGGCGCTATGTTTGTATATTTGGTTGTTTCTATGTCCAACAAATCAGCTAAGCAACAAGATGAGCTAGAAGCTCTTAAGGTAGAAAATAGAGGACAATCAGAGACTTTAGAAAATATGGAGGGTATGATAATTAAGCTTATCAATAGATGGAACCAGTCTGACGATAAATTAGACAGAAAGTTTGATGCTTTGACAAAAGAAGTAAACGATTTAGATAATCAAATATCAGAAGTAAAAGGCTCTTTAAGTAGAATAAATGGAAGACATTGATGGATAGCTTAAAAATAGCAGCGATTAGTTTTAGTAATTACGCAATTGGACTTACTCAAATACATGAAATGTTGCAAGTTATTGTTGCTTTACTCTCTATAATACTTTTAATAATGAACATAAAAAAAGGAAAATAAGATGGACATTAAATCAATGTTAGTTAAGCTAGCTGAAGAGCAGGCAGATAAAATGCAAGAACAAGCTATGGAACATTTAGCGTCAGATGATATGGCAGAAAAAATTGCTAGCGCAATTAATAAACGCATTGATATTCCATTTGTTTCTGAAGAAAAAGAACAAATCTTTTTTGAAAAAGTTGTTGATGTAGTTACTGATATAATTGAAGGCGTTTTTAGGGGTAAGTAATGGCTAAGGGCGTAAAACATTATTTTAAAGATGGCAAAGCTCATAAGGGCTTATCTCATAAAATGCCAAATGGTGATTTGCATAGTGGTAAGACTCATGGAAAAACTTCTCAAAAATTATTTCATTATGGACAGCTTTCTAATAAAGCTAAGGCAAATGCTAGAAAATCCTGGGGCAAGTAATGATTGACTCAATGCAAATGCTAACAGTCATTAAGGAAACCCTTGAAAAAATGGGTTCTAAGTATGCTAGCCACGATGCTCAAATGCTTGTTTATCGCACTGGTTTAGTAGAGTCTAAGTATCAATACATTATGCAAAAGGGTGGAAGCAATATAGCCAGAGGCTTCTGGCAATGCGAACCTTGGGTAATGGTATCTCTATGCAACGACTATCTTCAGTATAGAAAAGACCTGTTAAAAAAGGTTGCTAGCATATGTTATTTAGACTGGAGCTTGTTTACAAACCCAGATGAAGATAAATGGAGAGACATTCTTACAACAAACTTAATAGCGGGCATTATTGCTTGTAGATTGCACTATTGGAGAGTGCCACATTCTATGCCAAAAACATTAGATGAGCAAGCTAGCTATTGGAAGCGCTGGTATAACACCTCAAAGGGCGCTGGTACAGAAGAGCATTTTAAAGAAATTGTAATGAAATATGGCTGATGCAATAGTCCAAGACGTTGATGGAAACGTCATAGGGTGTAGATATTGTGGTAGTCGTTCTATAAGAAAGTTTGGTTTTTTATATAGAGCCAACAGTAAAAAACAACAATGGCTTTGTAATGCTTGTGGAAAACGAAGCGTAAATCCTCTTGTGCTAGAAAAAGCAGAGTTTACAACAGAACAAATAGACCCTGACTACATACCTATTGACGAATTAATAGAGCATAGAAAAAGAAAATATGCTGTAAAAATAAAAGGTAAAGAATCTCGTCAGTTAATAAATATAAAAATAAAAACAAAAGGCCCTATAGGTATTTGCCATTTTGGAGACCCTCATATTGATGATGATGGTACTGATATTGCTGAAATATATTCTTTATGTAATTTAATAAATAAAACAGATGGTATGTTTGCCGGCAACCTTGGAGATGTTCAAAATAATTGGATTGGTAGGTTGTCTTTTTTGTATGGTCAGCAATCTACTACCGCAAAAGAGTCTTGGAGGCTTACGGAGCATTTTGTAAATAGCGTTAATTGGCTCTATTTGATAGCTGGAAACCACGATGTTTGGTCAGGTGATGGTGACCCCTTAGATTTTATAATGCGCGACCATAAGGGCGTATATGAGAAATGGGGAGCTAGATTAAATTTAATATTTCCAAATGGCAAAGAAATAAGAATAAACGCTAGGCATACATTTAAAGGTAATTCAATGTGGAATAGCGCGCATGGAGTTGCAAAAGCCGCGCAAATGGGCTGGAAAGACCACATACTAACTTGTGGACATACTCACGTTTCAGGGTATCAGGTTTTAAAAGACCCTGCCTCCGGGCTTATATCACACGCATTACAAGTTGCTAGCTTTAAAATAATGGATAGCTATGCAGATAAGCTAGGGCTTGATGATAAAAACATTTTTAATGCGCCGGTTACTATTATAGACCCAAAATACGATGATGATGATAATAGGCTTATTACTACAATATACAATCCTTACGAAGCATCAGAGTATCTTACTTGGAAAAGAAGCAAGAAATAAACTATTTGATTTTTATTTAGATACTTACTAACTTCTGCTAAACACAGCTAAACCAATAGCAATGCAAGGAGTAATAAGTTGCAAGATTTTTTTACAGTATCACAAGTGGCATCAGAACTACACTTATCAATAGAAACAGTTAGAAGATATATAAAAACCGGAAAGCTTAAAGCAAGCAAACCCGGTAAAAGTTTCATCATTATGAGAACGGAACTTCTAAAGTTTATTAGTAACGCCGAGCATAAGCCATTAGCAGACCTTTAATTATTAGTTCTTGAACTTTAGTGAAAGAACTAATAATTAAAAGGATGCAATGAAAAAGCAAGAGTCACTAGCAAGAAGGGAATGTGCAAACTACAACAATGGTAATTGCTTAGGCATAATGTTTTCTAGGGAAGATGGTAAACTAACTACAAAAATTGATGGTAAGTTTGCCGGGAAGAAATGCATAGTAGATACCAACAACTGCTCATACTTCAATCAAATTGTAATAAAAGGAGGTCAATTTGCCACAAGATGACGACAAGGTTCTTAGTCTACGAATCGAAAGAACCGAAAAGACAACAGAAGAAGATGTTAAGCAATTTTATATTCGAGTTTATAAAATGGCTGAAAATCTTGGTTTTAATGTTATTTCCAAGGCAGACAATAGTCAGCTTATAGCTTTTAGGGGGAAAGAAGATGGAGAATGAAAAGAACCTAGACGAACTTCATGGCGAAGAATTTGGACACAACATTGATGTTCATGTAGATAGAATACTTTGGAAAATATCAGAGTTAGAAGACGAGATTGAGAACATAAAATACAAGCAACAAGAGTCTTCTGAGTTTTATGACAGAAGAATTGAGTCCGTCAATAAACAAATTTCTTACAGAAAAAACTTGCTAGAAAGCTATATGCAAGGTCAGTTCGATACGAATGGCAGAAAGTCTATGGGTTTTCCAAATGGAACGCTTAAGATGACAACTAGGACGACAAGAGACTTTGGTGATGACGAATCTCTAATAAAGTTTTCTTATGCAAACAACATATCTACTAGAGTTACAGAGAAACCGGATAAGAAAAAGATTGCAGAATACATAAAGAATACTGCTGATGCTCCGGTGGGATACAAGGAAACAAAACAGACAACATTTTCTTACAAAACAACAAAGTACAAGGAGACAAAATGAAGTTAAACGAAAAGCTAAGCCTTATTCAGACCAAGCTTAAGGTCGGCAAAGGCCATAGGAATGAGTTTGGTAAATACAATTACCGAAATCTTGCAGACATATTTGAAGGATTAAAGCCATTACTTGATGAAACCGGTTGCTATGTAACTGTTAGCGATGAAATAGTATGTGTCAATGACTTTAACTACATAAAAGCAACTGCAACATTTAGCGATGGCAATGATACTATCACAACTGAAGGATGGGCAAGAGAATCTGTGCAGAAAAAAGGAATGGATGACAGCCAAATTACAGGTGCTACTTCATCGTATGCTAGAAAATATGCATTGAATGGCTTATTTGCCATTGACGACACAGAGGATGCCGACAGTATGGACAACAGAGAACATAAGACATTAGTCAACTCACCATCACTTAGCAAGCAACCAAATAAGGAAGTTCAGCAAGTATCTGAAGAATGGAATGAAGAGTCAAGAAGTTCCGGAATACCTTTTGGTAAATATAAGGGAACTCCTTGGAAAGACGTACCCGAAGATTATATAGGTTGGATTATTGAAAAGAGCGATAATGCTAATTGGAGAACTATGGCTAACGCAGAGCTTGTAGCGAGAATGACTGAAGATGCTAGCACAAAACAGCAGGTCGCGGCGGAAGCTGATTCTAGCACAGAGGAAGTCAAACAGGCAACCGAAAAGGGTTGGGAAGTCATGGAAGAACTTAAATTGGTAGTGGATGAGGACGACGATGACTTACCTTTCTAAGAAGTCTTCCCAAAAAGACATTGTGCTTGACTATCTTAAAAAGAATAAGCGTATAACATCTTGGTTCGCCATACAAGAATTTGGCATAACAAGACTAGCTGACGTTATACACAGGCTCAGAAAAGAAGGTTACACAATAGAAAAAACTATGGCTACTCACAAAAATGCAAGAACAGGCAAGGTTTCTACATTTGCAAAATACAAGTTCATTGATGCAATAGATGTGGGGTCAAATTACGAACTTTCACTTGGTTAACTCCATTGCCAAGTGAACTAGAGGGCGGGTTAGTCCTCCTTAATTCATCCCGCCCTCGCAACATTAAGAGGTTATAATGCCAAGCAAAAGTAAACAAAAAGGCAATAGGTTCGAAAGAGAGGTTACAAACCTAGCTAAAGAGTACGATATAGACTCTCAAAGAGCCTATGGTAGCAATGGTTTATCCCTTGGACACGCTGAAGAAGTAGATGTTTTACTAAAAACGCCCGATAAAGATTGGAAAGTCCAATGCAAGGTAAGGAAGAATATAGCTAATTGGATAAAACCGGATACAAAGGTTGTTGATTTACAGGTAGTAAAAGAGGATAGAGGTCAGATATATGCTATATTGCCATACGAAGAATTTCTAGAATTGATTGCAGATGACAAAGAATACAGAGGTTCGGGTTATGAAAAGCATGATGAAGAAAGAGAATATTACAAAGAAAGAATCGAACAAATATCCAATGAAATTGATAGAATAGAAGGGATAGCCAAAGAGATAAATGAACTTAAATAAATTAAAAATAGGACAACAAATAACAGGAAAAACCTTAAATTTTAAGGGCGAAAGAGTTATTGTTTCGGGAGAAGTATCTGCTATAAATGACGATATAGTATATATTGTAAAAAAGTTCCCTAAGAAAGAATATTTTGCCATTAATAAAAATAATATTATAACAGGAGAAAAAGATGCCAAAGAAAATAAATAAAGCACCCGCATTTCAGTTTTATGCAAGTGACTTTCTATCAGATTTGAACGTACAAATAATGACAATGGCGCAAAGGGGGATATACATTACCTTACTAGCTATGGAATGGATTGAGGGTAGTTTGCCGGCAGATACTCAAACCCTAAAGGTTTTATGTGGTCATCATCCTAGCTTTGAAGAAGATTGGAACGCCATCAAGCATTGTTTCTACGAGGAAAATGGTCGTATATACAACAGTAGACTTGAATCAGAAAGAAGTAATATGATTAGCTACAGAGAAAGGATGTCGAATAACGGAAAAAAGGGTGCAAAAGCACGTTGGAATGGCAAGGCTATAGCTGAGCCATCCAATAAAGAAGTAGAAGTTAGAAGTAAAAGTAGAAGTAATACTAAAGTAAAGCTTTATAGTGAAGAATTTGAAAATGAATTTTGGTCACTATATCCTAGAAGAGACAACAAGAAAAGAGCCAAGGACAAGTACATTTCACTACGAAAGGCCGGTACTAAAAAAGAAGTAATATTAGAAGGGTTAAAGTCTTACATTAAGCAATGGAAAAACGCGGGTACAGAGTCTGAATTTATACCTATGGCTAGCACTTGGCTTAATCAAGAAAGATACGATGATGAACTTATTAGCAACACAAAGGTTATTAAGAACCTTGTTGTATCAAAAGAATTTCACTATATGTGTATAGAATGCAAATCCGAGAAGACCACAAAAGAAGAACTCACCATAAATGATAGGCTTTGTGAATGTGGTGATGGAATTTACGAAACCAAGAATACTGTTCTAGCTCAGCTTTCTGCCGACGCAAGAAAAGAAAATAAAATATCCAGCAGCGAGCAAAAAGCTAGCACGCCAGACGCTGAACCAGAAAGCCTTGAGAAAGATGAATTTGAACAGGCATTTTCAAGTATGGTTAAGTCTATGGGGGC